CATTATGAATATGCAAGTATAAGTCGGTTAACTTATTGGCAGGAAAGGAATTAGAGGCTAGACGGCTTTGCTGTGGGACAGTGATGGGACAAAATCATTGAGCTTTTCGTTAAGCAGGCTCATTTGTGCTTCGTCATTTTCGCTCATCCATGAGCCGTACACCTGGTAAACCATTTGCGCATTAGCATGGCCCATCTGACTGGCGATAAAGTTGGGGTTCGCACCTGCGGAAAGTGACCAGCATGCATACGTGTGCCTGGACTGATATGGTTTCCTGTATTTGATGCCCGCCTTTTTTACTGCCGCTCTCCATGTTTGCGGGAGTGATGACACCGTGTAATAGCTGTCACTCTTGAAGTTGATGGCGTTCACCTTTGGGTTGAAAACAAAGGTCAGCTCTTCCTGTTCAGATCTGCCATATTCTCGCGAGAGTATCGTTACCTCTCGTGCCGGATGCATTCTTGTCAGCTCCATCTGATCGCGAAGGATTTCTGCTGCTGCCCGAATGAGATAAACCTTCCTCTCACCTGCGTTGGTTTTTGGCGGAGTAAAGTCGCCCAGCACGGTCAGGTTTCTTCTGACGGTGACTAAGCCGGCCTGCAAATCAATGTCCTCCCATGCTAACGCGCACAGCTCGCCATGGCGCAGGCCGGTATAAACAGCCAGTGACCACAGATTACGTATTTGCCTCGAGTTGCAGGAGGCTGAGAAGCGATGGAACTCATCCCGGGTAAGCGGGTCTGGCTTCGGCTTATCCTTCTTCAGCGGCGACAGAGAGGAAACGATATTTCTGTCTGCGTACCCGTTTTCATGAGCGAATTTAAAGAGAGAATAAATATCGGACATGCAGGTGTTCACATAGGCCACCGATCGGCCGCTGCCGGTCATGTTGCGATTTCTCCCGAAGACATAACTTCCCTTCAAGAGCATCAGCCTCATTTTCTGAATATCTTCAGTTTTAACCCCCCGAATGAACTTACTCTCCCCTAAAATACCCAGGCATGTTGTCAGGCGCGTTTTGTAACTTGCCAGAGTGTTGCGGCTAATCTCCGTCTCCTTAACCGCCAGCCATCGCTCAGCCATCTGTTTGACCGTCAGCTCCTCACGCGTATCACCAAACTTCGACAGGTGTACTGAGGTCGGGAACGTCCGCTGGTAAACGAAGGCCCCCGTTTTAACTTCATAAACCACGTTAGCCCGCATCTCTCCAGCCACCTTCCTGTTTTTGGCGGTGTCAGGTATACCAAGCGCCTCCCTTACTCTGACACCCTGATACTGAAAGTGGATGCGCAGGAACCCTCCATGGTTTTCCACGCCCTTTGGATATATTGTTTTTGTCATACTGCATCTCCTGTGTGAAAGGGCGATCAGGTTAAGCTTTTTTACGCTCCACCGCACCAGGCTGTCTCTTTGCCTGACCTGCAATCCACTGGTCGATAGCTTCCCTGTTATACATCGCTTCGCTGTTGGGCTTCGGGTCTCCTTCCGGGGAGAACAGAAGATATTCACGCCCCTGAAGCCACGCCTTCTCTCTGGCTCGCTTAATGGTTCCCGGACGCAGGCCAGTAATCTGCATGAGAACAGACTCCGATACCCATTTGCTTGGCATCAGTTGAATTACATTTTCCATAGTTGACCTCGTTCAGAGTATTTTGAATATCGCCCAGGCGGCGATCACGAATGCTATTGCGATGAGAATATGGGGAAGGGTGATCAATCCTCTGTTACGACTACTTTTATGTTGAACCCTGGATAATCTCGAGCATCATCCAAGTCGCCAATAATGCATTCACGCATGTGTTGTTCGTCGGTGAAGTTGCTTTCCTTCAGCTCTTTTAAGGTCATCTCAACTGTAATTTTCATTTTTGGCTCCTTATCCACCACGCCCCAGCCGCTGACACACGCAATTCAGCCATAGCCATGCCCGCCCGCGATGTTGTGCTGGTATCAGGGTTTCAATGCGCTTGGCGTGTTTATCGAGTATCTGACGGTAGGTGAGGGTGTTTGATTTGTTGGTGTATTCTTTAACTGCAGCTCGGGCTGTTCTGTTGATCGCGTTCTGAGACTCCGGCGACATTCTGCCTCTCCATACATTCCATCCACACCTCACGGGCCAGAATGCAGCGCGGTATGCTCCAGATTAAGCGGCGCTTTCCGGTCTGGCCTGCCCACTGGATAATCTCATCCATATAGTGCTCAAAGGCTTTCTCTGATTCAGTCATCGGTTAGCCTTATGCCGGGAATCTTGCCGGCAGCGATAGCACTGTAGATGTTAGAAATTTCAATTAATCCAGAAGCATGGCCAAGAGCCTGACGCATTGCTGCTATTGCGCCTTCACGCCTGCGCTCTGCTTCGGTGCGGATTGGGCGATAACTGTGAGGTTTAATGCCATCATAATCACCAGCACGGCAACCGCTTGCTACAATAATCACATCGCCATCGTGGCCGAGTACCTTTTCACTGCGCCATTCAAGATCGCACTCACCACCACAACCACGATACATTTGCACATCAACTAAGGACCCAACAGGCGGCAAACCCTCACCAGTCCACACAGGCTGCTGAGAAGAGGTGATCGCTGCTTCGTATTGGTCGCGGGTGACCATCTCCTCACCATAAGTGCACGCCACAAAATACCCCAATACAGCGTTGAATCGCCATGAAGTAACCAAGTCATTGCCCGCCAATGGCAAATCAACGCCCTCGATAGCTTCAGGCCACCCACCACGCTTAGGCAACTCTTTAATCAGCAACTCTAAAAGTTTCATGCAATCCTCCGCTGCTGCTCCGCCCGCAAGAACACCTCATGGTCGTGTCGACAGTCCTTGTCGCAATAATGACCGGTAGCGATCGGCTCTTCGCACCAGTGACATTCACCGGTAAAGACCATCGTCGGCTTTTTACGGTTAGCCAGGGCCTGTTCAATCATCTGTTGTTCGCGTGCTGCTGCTTCATCAATTGGGTCTGCATACATGGGGATTTCTCCAATTTTTGGCAATAAAAAACCGCCTCATGGGCGGCTTGCTTATTTCTTTATCATCCTGAAAATTTCATCAGGGTCAGGGTCGCATTCATGGCAGGCAATAAAGTACTCAACCCCTTCATTATCCTTAATGGTTTTAACTTTAAATTCGATACTTTTGAAATCTGGAGTGGGGTCGCCAAATTCTGTAAACTCAGTCATTTCCGGAAATGGGGTATGGAAAATTATATCCATACCATCTTCTCTTTCTATGCTGAAACCATTCCAACCCGCGCCAAACAAATAGTATTCAGTCACTTAAATTTCCATCCTTCTGGTGCATTGATTCAATACAGGATTTCTAACATATCCTACCGAGGTCATTCTGACCACACCCCCACAATGCACTCCTGTCTGCTAACCTTTCGTTAGCGGAGGTGCCTATGTGCGGACGATTCACGCAGTACAGAACACGCGAAGAATACCTGAAAGAGCTTGCCGACGAAGTAGAGCGGGAGATTGCTTACGACCCTGAACCGATCGGACGGTATAACGTGGCGCCCGGTACAAACGTCCTGCTGCTAAACCAGCGAGATGATTCCCTTCATCTTGATCCGGTTCACTGGGGCTATGGCCCCGAGTGGTGGGACAAAGCACCGCTGATTAATGCCAGGTTAGAAACTGCAGCCACCGGACGCATGTTTAAGCCGCTGTGGAACAACGGTCGCGCTATCGTCATGGCTGACGGCTGGTACGAATGGAAGCGTGACGGCAGCAAGAAACAGCCCTACTTCATCTACCACAAATCCGGTAAGCCCATCTTCTTCGCTGCAATCGGCAAAACTCCCTACGACAAGCAGTATGAGAACGAAGGCTTTGTCATTGTCACCGCTGCCAGCGATAAAGGCCTGGTTGATATCCATGACCGCCGGCCGCTGGTTCTGAGCACATCCGCTGTGCTGGACTGGCTAAATCCCGACACCACCGCTGAAGAGGCGCAGGACATCGCCAAAGAGCAATCCATACCCTCAGATGAATTCACCTGGCATCCGGTATCGAAGTCAGTGGGCAGCGTGAAGAATCAGGGGAGTGAGTTGGTTGAAGAGATAGAAGATCCGGTGCTGTGAGATAGGCGAACTCACTCGCCCTCCACGGTGAAGCCCCGCTCGGTAAGTGCTTCGATAACTGCGGTCTTGTTAAGCCAGTGCCCGTCTGATGCTTCACGCATTGCCGCCTTTCCTCCGCTTAAAACTGAGTAGAAAGTTGGCGGCAACTTAATCGCCTTGCAGCCAAGCGCTTTGGCGTCAGCAATGGCCTGGTTGTAAGCAATGTTTTCCGCAATCTCAAACCTGTTTAGATTCGTGCTTACTTTTCTTTCAGGCGGCAACGCTGACGGCTGGGCGGCGTAGAGTGGAATGTAAGACGGACAATCCGATCGTTCAATATCGCTGGAAAGCCCTGCCGAACCAGCCATTTCATAAACACCCTTGTGGACATATCCGTATGGCTCACCCGCTGCTGCGTCCCGGAGCTTAATTTCGGACTCTGCCGTTTCAGCTCGCAACCTCCATTCACGCATAGAGTCCAGCGCGTCGATAGTGATTCCATCCTCGCGATCTGCTTCGGCTTCCAGCTCAACAATGCGTAGCTGTGCACTGGCCAGCTCATTGGCCAGCTCATTGGCGCAATCAAGCGGACTATCTCCGATCTGCTCACAACGCGCTGCACTCCATCCCACAGCCTCCGCCAGATCATCAAATGACTCTTTCAGCTCAGTAATGCGCTGCTGTGCGGCTTCCAGTTGGTTGATCATAACGATAACAACGTCCGGGGTTGCACTTACACGAAACTCAACCATTGCGGGTGAACCCTGACCTGCTTCATTAGCCAGGTATGCAATTTCTTTCAGTTCGTTCAGATCGCTCATGGCTTCACCTTCCCGTAATCGGCAGCCTGTTCAATTAATTCCTTGGCATCCACGATAAAGGTGTGAACAGTTTCCATGCCGCCGACTTTACCGCCCACAAGACGATGCCCGGTATCATCATCTCCGATGCAAAGTGAGAAGCCACCGGACTGACTGCGGCAAACCTCAATCTTCACCTTTCCTTTTTCAAGCTTGCTCATGGCTGCTCTCCAACGCGCAATTTCGCGGCGTGTTCATATGCACACTTCTTCAGGATTAATGCTAAATGAAGTGAGCCCAACCCAAGCACATCACCAAATCTTTCAACCGCCTTAGCGCCAATCTCGCGGATAACTGCGTCAGTGTCTGGGGTGTCTCGCGTGCCAGCTATCAATTCGCCATCATCACGAACGAATGCAACTCCAGCATCTGATAATGCATCAATAATCTGTGACCACCTGACGACGTTGCAGCGCATATCTTTCAGATATGCCTTTGTTGGGACTTTTACAGTTCTTGATTTCAAATCCACATTCTCAGCAGCCAGCTGCTGCACCTGCTCTTGCAGCGCGGCAATCTGCATATCGCGATAGCCTAACTCGGCGGCGATATCGCCTTTTGAGTGGAGTTTCTCAGCGGTCATCGCCATCACGTGACGGAAGTAATGACCGCCAACCTGGTCAAGTGCCATAGCATCGCGCACTGCATATTGTTTATCTGTCATTTCATAGCTCCGTTATTCGTTGCAAACGCGAACCACTTCAGCGCAGGTCGCAGTGTCAAACATGCCTATATGGCAATCCTTGAAAGGAACATTCAGCTTCCTGCTGAGCCATTCGTAAGCGCCGCGGCGAGTTTTAGCCCCAGACTTCCATAGCGGATCGAAAGCAGCGTGGGCTGCACTTTTGGCTTTTCGTAGCTCGGCATTAGCCAGGCGCCCAAGAGGAACAGCATTCGACCGCTTATGGCATCCAACCCACGCTCCACATGGTGAGCATGACCAGAATTTCAGTTGGTAGAGGTCAGGTCGGTGAGGGTAGATTTCCTTTCCAGTGACAAGCAGCGCATCCTTGCCGCAGTAGTTGCACGTCAATGTCATTTCATGTCTCCGTTATATATAAGCCTGCAGCAATCAGGCGCGCACGGCGCTGGGCTGCGATGATGTGCTTCTGGCGCTGCTCTTCATTCGCCAGGCTAAAAGACCTAACGCTAACCACGATCGTCTTACCTGCTTTCGGAGTAATGCGCTGAGGGCGAGAGGTGAGGGTGTAGATGCGGTCGCGATTCCCTTCGCTGTCGGTAATCCATTCACTGGCTTCAATGGTGGCTGTCTGGTTGGCGCCGACCTGCCAGCGCATCTGAGCGTGAAGGTCGGTGACAGTCATCTTCAATATCTTCGCCAGCTCCGTGCCGGTCATTGGCCGCTTGCTGAGTTGCCAGCATGCTAATTCCTTAAATCCATCGTTTTTGCATCCGGTGCGGCGGCGGTAAAAGGGGTTCTTTTTCACTGTCGACCTCACTTAATAATCAGTGAAAGTTTTCCAACCTTTATTTTGGCTCCGGGAACATCCTGCCCGGCATCCAATAGCTTTTTGATGCCTAATTTGTCGGGCTTTATGGTTGTCTCGTACTCGACTAAATTCGGGGGAAGGGCGCCAGCATCCGTAATGTCGACAGACTTTGTTGGCGCTCTGACTGATACCTGGTGAAGTCCAGCAGTAGTCTTTTTAAGTCCTGCGTGCTGAAGCGTCTGGGCGATGTAGGTCTTAATGCTGGTTATGCGGTTCTCGGCCGTGGCGGCTCTTTCCGTGAGTGATTTGGCCTCGTTCCTGAGTGCATCAACGTAAACCGATTCGTTTTTGCAGATAGCGAGTAACTGACAAATTTTGTCTGAAAACTCACCCTCAATTCCTTCGAGGGTGTCGGCAATCATCTCCGGCGTCATGTCAGATTCAGTCAGCTTCACGTAGCTATTTGCGATCTCATACAGTTTGCTCATGAGCCACCTCTAACTTGGCTTTGCATTCGGCATAGATAGCCTGAACGTTCTTCTGCAATGGGTTTCCAGTGGTCATTTTGTATGCCTGCTGGAACAGAACTTTCAGCTCGTTAAGTCCCTCAGCCAGCGGCATCCTGTCGCATATTTCACTGACCTGTTCCTGAAGAGCTGCCTTGCGCTGATTTTCGTCCTGAATGACCTTTTCCTCAGGGACATGGCTCATCATGGGCTCGGTGTGAATCCCTTCATCTTCATTGATGACGTGAATAGCGTTATCCAGCCGCTCTGCGCGTGGCCAATACTTGCTTGCGCGCTTAACGATGGTCTTCCTTGCCATCTCTTCCCAGAAGTTCTTCCATGGGCCATTCTTGGCCTTGCTTGTTGCTTCAGTTGCTTTGATTTCTGCAAGACTCATCTCTTCCGTGAGGTAATCTCCGCCTGGGGTTTTAACGGTGCAGTAACCGCCGACGACCGTGCCGCGGTCACCGAAAGCGTTATATTTGTGAGTTGGTGCCGTATCGAGTCCGTTCGATTCGTATGTGTCGTGGGAGTAAACCAACTTGCACTGGCCCCACAGGATTGATCCGGCAGACTGGGCAAGGTGAAGCAGGCCCATGTAGCTGATATCCAGACACACCATGCCATCCCGTGGCACCAGATAGGCCAGCTTACTTGCCGGGTTAAGAGTTATACCCACGGCCGCCACATTGATGATGGCGTTCTTCGCGCTGGTAGGGTTAGAAATTGCGGTCTTTGCCAGAAAGTCATTTTTCTGGAAAAGCTGAATAGCGAACTGGCTTTCCTTAGCCCACACCACTGACTGGTCCGTTACTGCTCCAACAAACAGCGGTTCCTGCTGTTTCACAAACTCAACGATGCTTAGGCTCATCACGCCACCTCTGAATAACTGTGCTTAGATTTAAAAATGTCTAACGCGTAACGGTGCTGCTCTATCTTGGTCACGTAGTCCCAAAGGAACTTATGCGCCATCTCCTGAGCGTCCATATCGTCCTGACCTAACCCAATGGCATCCATTTCGTAATGACGCGCCAGAAACACCGTCATGGCGTTCTCTGCGGGGTTTGATTTGATGGGATCAACAATCTGTTCGACCATTGCGTAAACCTGCTCATTTTCCTTCTCACCAAATCCTTTGATGATGATTTCGATTTCCTGTCTGTCTTTGAATGTGAGCCTCATTTAACCGACCTCCGAAGTAACCGCATTGCCATCGCCCACTTAACTTTGTCGCCGTATAACTGGGCTTCACGGCACAATTCCTGAGCCTTAAGGAAGAATGTTGATTTCATGGCCGGCCTCTTTGGTTAAGCGTGTCGACAAGTGAGCGCCAGCCAGTACGAAGGCGGCGGGTGATAACATCGAGTAATGAAGCGTTAAAGCTGAAGGCACCCATGTTGGTTGCCCCAGCGAGTGCGAAAGCTTGCATGGGTGTATTCCTTGGTTAGTTGGCATAGCGATGCCCACTCGAATGAATGAGCGTTGATATGCAGATATAAAAAAAGCCTCCGAAGAGGCCAAGCTGAACAATAACGGCCAACGCCACCTTGTCTAAAGCGCGTTGGTTGATGACTGGGCGCCATCGTCAAGCGGTCACGTATAACCGCTTTGCGATGTCACTCGGCGTTTCCCAGAGCCTTCTTGATTGCATCAGATGCTCTATCAAGGTGCGGCCTGAAGTGAGATTCGATATAATCCATATCTACATCAGACAAAATTACTTCAGTTTTTAGCCGCCGCAGGGCTTCCAGTAACTCTGGGGCTGCGGCTATAAGATCAAGGTTTGCGATTCTTGTGCGCTTATCGAATACGCTGTAATGACTCGTCGCATCACAAATTGCAGATCCAAGTGAGTTGTTGCAATAAACCAGCAGCTCACCACCGCCATTCTCACCGCCTCCACGCTCCCACGGCCCCGGCGTACCCTTAAACTCGCTCATCCTTCCACCTCTCAAACTGGTCTTTGTTCATCTGCTGGCTGATTACCTTGCCTGCAAATACCCCTTTACCTTCTGTTAAATCAGCACGCCAATGACAGCCACAGGCCATCTGTGTGACGCGCCATTTACCGTCTTTGCGGTCAACTATCATGGTGTGCTCCGGGCATAAAAAAGGCCGCCTGGTGGCAGCCTGTTAGTCTTCTTTTGTGGGGGCGATTTCTATATCGTCTGGAGCCTGAATGGTGAGTAGTGGGCTGTACCCATGCTCGTAAATTGAGTAACTAACAGGCCAGTCCGGTATCGCCACGCCTTCATCGGCCGGGGCAATCCCAACGCTCCAGAGACCGCTATCCAGGTATTGACCAATGACCAACACCTCACCTTCAGTGGATTTCAGGTGATACTTTCCGACACTATCGAAGCAGCCAATTTCTTCACGAATATCGCCTTCGCACTCAAAAAGGTCATCACTAGCGCCATAAAAACGTAACTCTTTCATCTCTCACTCCTGCGGCAGCGCCGCTGTTAAGGGCATTGGTGTTTTCTGCCGAATACACGCTTTGCCTGGATTATTTTTGAATCATCACTCGTTCTGTAAAACACGGCGCGGCAACGGCTACAGAACAGGACCTTATTGCCATAAGCATCCACACCCCAGCCCACGAAATCGTTAACCTCTTTCATCGTGCAGTCACACTGTCTGTTTTCTTGCGGAATCCGGCGCTATAAATCGCCACATCACCCATGCAGATACTCCCTGCACCTGGCTCTGGCTTACTACGCACTCCAGGTGCTGTTACTGCTCTGAATACCGAGCTGCTGCATCCTGTCACCGCCTCAGCAAAGTTACGCGCCAGCGACTTATCGAAAGTCCGCTCAGCAATCTTCGCTGCTCTGCGTGCTTTGTAGCGGCTTTTAGCTGTGCCTTGCGGCTTAGGTTCTTTCCAGATGATTACTGTCATGCAGAAACCCCATTAGTTGCCTTGCGCATATCGTCCAGCTTTAGCCAAACGCGTACCGATACTGGTCGCTCACTTGGTAAGCATTTGACCGCCAGTGGAAATTCTTCCGTGAGGTCGTTGAAGAGATTTCTATAGCCGTTACGTGCATAGCGTGCAGCGCGCTGGCGATACTCACTGCGCATTGCCTTGAACTGATGCTTGTTCATGATTGACCTCCGGGTTAGATGATTTTGGTGATTGGATGGCCGGTGCTGATCTCCGGCATGACTATCAGTAACCTAGTTGACACCGGGGTTTCACCGGGGCGAAGAGTTCGGTTACTGTTTATTGGGCTATCACTGGAGTTTAGGGCCGCTTACTCAACATTTTTTTCGTCCAGTCAGGCACGATACCCATCAGGTCTTACACTTGCGCATCAGCCTGCGCATTCATCCAATCCCAAAATCATCTGATTCTGGCCCCGCCGATTAGAGCGGAGAGCAAATTGTTAAAGTGACTGCGTTCCCTGTCGTACTGCTTCAGCGTCCTGCCGATGGAAATAACTGTACAGGCAAAACTGTATTCAGTAAACAGGGAAAACTGTATTTTTAATAGGATAGGCTGTATTTAAATGAAATTAAACAGAAAAAATATTTGTATAGGCGTAAAAAAACCCGCGCTGGGCGGGCTAATTTATGGGCTTGGCGGGTTTATCTGTGCCTGTGGCGGGTGACTGCGTACCAAAACACGAACCCAACGAGGCGAATTTTGTTGGCATCCTCACCCTGATAGTACTCATCAGGATACTCATCTGTGTTAAACGATCTGAGCCTGATCCCTCCGCCTGGCTGGCGATAGAGCATTTTGACGCGAGCCATGCCTTCATGATCTATGGCGTAAATCTCGCCATCCTTAATATCTTCCACGCTGGTATCAATAGCGACGGTGGCGCCATCAGGCAGCACCGGATCCATGCTATTTCCCCAAACTGTCATGCACGCAGCATCCTCAGGCTTAACGCCGAGCTTCCTGAGGCTGTGGCGGGAAAACTTCAACTTACGGCCTTCGCAATCTAGTTCAACCACTCTTCCATCACCTGCAGCGAGCTGTGCTTCCTTAAAGAACGGCAGATATACGTCATCATCACTTTCGTTAGGCTCTTCGTCATCCCACATTGAGATGCCTTCCATCGCGTCTGCGTTGGATTCCTGAACTCCAGTTTTAAGCCATTGCGCGGAGCACTGTAGAGCTGTAGCCAGCTCGAAAAGTTTACGAGGGTTCTTTGTCTGACCCTTCTCTATATCAGCAATAGACTGCTGCTTGATTCCAACCTTATCAGCTAATTCTGTCTGGGTTAACCCCAGCGCCTCACGCCTAGTTCTAACTCTTTCTGCGAGGCTCATAGCCCTCTCCTGGTGAATAATAAACACTAAATTTTCACAGTTAATACTGTATTTGACAAACAGGCTAAACTGTAGTTAAATACAGGTAAAACTGTAGGAGAACGGTATGAAACAGGAAAACACCATCTCCCAGCGGGTAAAGCAGCGACGTAATGACATTGGCCTCACCCAGGCTGAAGTCGCTGAACTGGCAGGGATCACCCAGCAGTCCTACCAGCAGATTGAGGCCGGAGAAACTAAACGTCCTCGCCATCTACTGGAGATTGCACAAGCACTGAGATGTACCGCTACGTGGTTGATGTTCGGCGAAGAACCTCAAACCGCAGCATAAGCAATACCGCTCTTTATACAATCAGGCCGCCCGTCTAACCACAGGCAAACATCAATGTGACACCACAAGGTGATCGCATAACTATTTAAATCTATGGAGATAGTAAGAAATGGAACACGCAACATCACGCAAATCAGGAAGCATTGCGTTTATCGGTCGCCACCTTCTGGCCACTGCTCACCAGGCATTATCAAACACCCGTCAGTCAGTGGTTGCCAGACTGCTTGAAGTAGCTGATTCGACCATCCTCAGAAGAACCGAAAAATACCCGGAAATTATGGAAACTCTCGCCGCCTGCGGTGTAGAGGATTTTGTGATGTCTGGAGAAAGGAAAATGCCGCTGGAACATTACCGGCACCTGATCTGGATACAGCTGGAATATTCACGGCTGCAGCTGGAAATGACAAAAGAAAAGCCGCAAGAGAGCGGGAACTCTTTTGCGGCCTGATGCGAAAAGACTGGATCAATTCACAGGAGTAATTATGCACTTAAATGCCATTGAAAGGCAACCTGGCGTGCTTGAAGAAATGCCAATGCCTAAGGATTTTCGCTTGGCTGGGTGGGTTTATATGCTCAGCAATGAGTACATGCCCGGCATCTATAAAATTGGAATGACTACCACAAGCCCTGAGGTTAGGGCTAAAGAATTGTCATCAGCTACAGGCGTACCTTTTCCATTCAAGATTGAAGCGGCCTTTCACTGCGACAACCCAGCAAATTCAGAGCGACTAATTCATGAAGATCTTCAGGACGTTCGCATAAACGATTCCAGAGAGTTTTTCCAGGATAACGCGGATGATTTGGCGTCTTTATGCGAACAGCATTGTGAAGCCAAGGTGGGAACCCCTGTCGAGTATCTGGCGATGGACTACGACGTAATTAGTTTTGAAAGCCTGACAAATCTTAGCCTTCCTGAATTGTTCGATGACATAGGCATTAGCGTTTTCGGTGACAAATTAGCTATTGCGGAAAGGCTTATCAGGCTTGGAGCTGAGTTAGTACAGCAAAAACTCAACAGCAATCGAATGTCGATAGTTTTTCATGACGATAAAGCATATGCCGTTGAAGATGCGGAATCCTCTTGGCGTCGTAAGCATGAGAAAGAGCAGGAAGAGTTAGAAGCATCCCTCATTTCTGCGGGCATCTATGGCCCTCAACCTCTTTCAGCAGAAGATCCCATCCCTTTTTAATCAGGTAATAACATGAGCATGAATTTAATGGCCAAAGCCATGGGCATTAAGGTTGGCAACCCATTAAGAAAGCTCGTACTGATCAAGCTTGCTGATAACGCCAACGATAAAGGCGAATGTTGGCCTTCTTACCAGCATATTGCTGACCAGTGCGAGATTGGACGGTCAACCGTAAAAAATCACATCAGATCGCTTGAGGATATGGGAATGCTGCGAAGGGAGTTTCGCAGAAATGGAGATCTGAATCAGTCCAACCTGTTCTATCTCACATTGGACAATCCCATTAAAAGACCCACCGAAAATAGTAGGGCATCAGATGACCTAGGTCAGGATATGCCCGAGGGGGTGGGGCATCAGATGACCGGGGGTGGGGCATCAGATGACCGAGGGGGTGGGGCAGCAGATGCCCCCATAACCAGTCACTCTTTTGAACCAGTCATAGAACCTAAAGAATTAACACCAGTCGCTGACGCTCCCCCTCATAATCCTACTGAACTTTCTCGCTACGCATTCGAAGGCAACATCGTAAAGCTCAACCCTGAAGACTTTCAGCGTTGGGCGGATCTCTACTCAAGCATCGACCTGGTGTACGAGCTGCAAAAACTGGATATCGAGTTCACCCATGATAAGCCTAAAAACTGGTTTATCACTGCCAGTCAAAAAATCAGCTACCAGAACAAGCAGGCAGTGAGTCGAGGCATCAAGCCAGGTTCAGTGCAGCAAACCCCGCACTGGAACAGCCCTGAAGGCTGGAAGGACTTCATATGAGCACGCAACTACTGACAGCGATTAACAATCGTGACGGTGCCGCCATGGCTCGTATGGCTGGCGGACGTTATGAGCCTGAGAAGGTAATCAGCAGCGAAGCTGAGCAGCTGGTTGACTCGCTCTTCAAGCAGCTTAAGCAAATATTCCCTGCGGCAGTCAGTACCAGCCTGAAGGGTGATGAAGCCGAGAAGACCACTAAGCGCCAGTGGATAGCCGCTTTCGCTGAGAACGGAATCAAAACCCGTGAGCAGCTTTCAGCAGGCGTTCGCCATGCCCGCGCAAGTAACTCTGACTTCTGGCCTTCACCGGGTAAGTTCATCACCTGGTGCAAAGACAGCTCAGTGGTATTGGGCGTGACCCTGCAGGACGTGATGGCAGAGTTTCAACGCTACAGCCGTGAGAAGGGATTTCACACTGGCGGTGCTGAGCACTTCCCCTGGTCGACGCCTGTCATGTACTGGATTGTTTGCGACACCCGCCGGGCCATGTATCAGCGCCAGCTCAGTGAGGCTGAAGTTGAGAAGTACGCTGCTAAGCAGCTGGATGAATGGTCGAAGAAGGTTTCAGCCGGCCAAAGCATTCCTGATCCGGTTGCCAGCCTGGAAGTAAAGCGCGATGTGATGCCGACCAGCAGCGCACCGTCAAAGGATGACACCAAAATGCGATGGATGCCTAACGCTGCAATCCTTGGCTCGGTCACTCCTGCTCAGTGGCTCTACGCCGAATATCAACGCCGTAAAGAGGTGGGATTGGCATGACAACTCTACACAGGCCGTTATGGAGAGAACGCAGAAAAACAACGCTGGCCTTTTGTATCAGCGTGGCAATTTCACAGGCCCGATTATTATCAGCAGGCCAGTCAGCGCGTAAGGGAGGGGAGTGATGGGCGCCTTCTCACAATTAACATCCTACAAACTGAACAGAGAGACGGGTGAAGCTCAGCATGTTTATTTTGTGCAGCATTCATCCAGAACGGTGCGTTATGAAAATAGAAGTGGTGGGATTCTTGAACAGGATTTGATTATCACTGGTAACCCATTCCAGCTGCAGTTTGTGGCTGATATGAAATTTGAAGACTTCCCCAAGTGCTCATCTGAAAGAGAGGCTGCGCTTCGACTGGCAAGCTGGATGCAGAGGATGTCCGCGGCGATAGAAGACTACTGGAGCCAACCATGACCAACAACGATGAGCTTGAGCGGCAGAAGTTTGAAGAGTGGTTTAACTCAGAATACAAACACCTGGAATCATCAAAATATACCGACCTTGTGCCACACATAAAATTCGGATTCTGGAATTCCTGGCTGGCCGCCTGGAACACCCGCGCTGAGATGGAGAAGAGTGATGACTGATTACAGCAAGATGAGTGACTTTGAGATTAACGAGGCTGTTCTGAAGATAAAAAGCGAACTGAAACCGCTTGGATTCGCGCACGATGCAGACAAGAGGTCGGCGGGGGTAACGGATATCAATGGCCGATACCACTGGTTTGACTTCTGCAACTCATGGGCTGATGCCGGGCCGATTATCTTGAAAAATAGAATTAGCGTGATCTTTGACGGGTCTGACACTGAGAACCCTGGGGAAAAATTTGAATGGTGTGGCGCCATCTCAGACTGTCACAAACATCAGGTGCCATATCTATCAAACCCACTCCGTGCCGCGATGATTGTCTTCCTGATGATGAACGAGCCCGAAAATGACAGCTGAAGTTATCCCACTCAAGCGCCCCGACCACGCACAAGGCGTGAAGGATGCACTGACATTGCTGAAGGCGCTTGTCCTTGGCGGCCACAGCCTGATGACCATCAACGATGTGATTTTGAAGGCGGAAGACAGCCTGGCTAAGTTGCAGGAGCAGAACACCCGGAGGTAAACCGATGGACAAACAAACGTTCTTCCTGCGAAACGAGCAGGTACGACGAAACCTGATAGAACAGCTCAAAACCCTCCCGTTAGACCAGTCCAAACCATTCGAAGTTGAAGTGTCCCCACCCAAAAGAACTCTCTCACAGAACCGGAAAATGTGGCCTTTGCTACATGACCTTGCTGTGCAGGTCGTTTGGTTCGGTGAGCGATACGAAGAGGACGACTGGAAAGACCTCATCACTGCCCTGGTCGCTAAGACAAAAAAGCAAGAGCAGCGTACAGCGCCTGGCATCGGGGGTGGCGTCGTGATGTTTGGCGAGCGCACCAGCAAGATGCGGGTTGGTCAGATGGTTGACGTTATCGAGGCAATCTACTGGTTCGGCACTGAGCAGGGCGTCAAATTCAGCGAGGAATCCCGTATGCGCATTGAATGGGCGCAGCGCTGGGGAGAAACCAACAGGAGAGCAGCATGACAGTACGAGAAGGCATTATCGATTTTCTTCGCCGCCAGTCTGGGTTCATACCTTCCGGAAAGCTTCACCGGTATCTGACCCGAAGTGGCTATCACCGCGCCAGTTGTGGCAGCGCACTTGCAAGAATGGTTGCAAGGGGTGAAGTGCTGACGTTGGGTAAAAACAAAGACACCAGTGTCAAACTCAACCCGGAGTACACGGCAACCGAGCCTTCAGCGCGCCAGATAGCAAATCACGCTCATCTTTCGAAGCCGGTATTGCGGCCAGTGGTTCAGGAAGAAGAAAACGACCCCTCAATCTTCGACGAGTGCCGGGAACATAGCAGCCTCTATCAGCTGGACAAACTTCTCCGCGAGGTCAGGCCATGAAGAAAGACATCCAGACAATCCCGGACCTTCTCAGGCGATGCAACGGCAACCAGTCAGCTGTGAGCAGGATAGTGGGCTTAGACCGCAGAACTATCCGGCAGCACGCAGATGACACCGAAGGCGTGCGGCACGCGATAGTGAATGGCGTTCTGATGGTTGCCCAGGGTAATCGGGGGAGGCGAAAGAATGCGTAGCCAGAAGTCACCCACCCAGAAAGCAATCGAACACCTGATATTCCAGCCCACCAAGCGCTCCCGCAGCAAACCCAAACCAACCCCAACAGCCAGCGAAGTGATCACATTCGATTACAGCTATCTGCTGCTCAAGGCAAAGTGGGACCGCATGAGGAAATCGAGATGAGAAGTGTCGAAGAACAATGCGCTGATGACCTGGCTGATGTACTGGACAGCATCGAGGGGCGCGGAGAAGAGCCCATGCTTTACCTGCTTTCCTATCTGCACGGCTACCTGCAGGGGATTAGTGCTGATCAGGAAAACATCCCATTCGTGATGGACCTGGGGGCTGGCGGGATTCGGGTTGAGATAATCGACGACATGACCGAATACGACACCGGCGAACCAGCGAGGCTGCACTGATGAACGACATACCTTGCGCCAACTGCGGAATCCCTCTGTCACCTGATGAATGCCACGTCTGCGACGAGTGCGCCGCGTTCTACGAAATGACCGACCCAAATTTCAGAATGGAGGATGAAGATGGCAACAGTCATCAAGCCGCCGAAGAAGCATAAGCCGAAGAAATGCAAATGCTGCCCCACCAAGTTCACACCCCGCAACAGCCTTCAGACCGTCTGCTCTCCCAAATGTGCAATCCAACTCGCTAACCAGCTATCCGATCGCAAACAAAAGCGACAGGAGAAAGCTGAGCGCGCTGCATGGAACAAGCGCAAAGCCGATGTTAAGCCGTTAAGCCACTGGATGAACATGACCCAGCGGGCATTCAACGACTACATCAGGGCGCGGGACGGGGAAGTCTGCATTAGTTGCGGCAGCACAACGGCGGTCAGCTATCACGCCGGGCATTTCAGAACGACAGCAGCGGCATCTCAGCTCAGGTTCAACGAAGACAACTGTCACAGCCAGTGCTCAGCATGCAACGTGCATCACTCTGGCGCTATCAGTCCGTACCGTATCAACCTCATATCGAAAATCGGCCTTCAGCGCGTCATAGCGCTCGAATCTGACAACAACCCTCACCGATACACCCGTGAAGAACTGGACTCGCTACGTGCGAAATACAGGGCTTTGCTTCGGGAAATAATTAAGCAAAAGGAGGCGGCATGATTATCGACCTCAAATTACCAAGTTGGGCGGAGTTAATGGATTGCCCTTTTTGCGGAGGAAAGGCGGAGCTGTCTTCCGATGGTGATGGAGTTTATGCCGGGTGCAATACCAAAGGATGCTTGCTCAGACCAATAACTGACACCTTCAGCATTAAGCGAGATGCCATAAAGGCATGGAACAGGAGGGCACCATGACAGAATACCTTAAAGAAAAATGGCGGATGCTTCGGCTCTACCGCACCCGCAACACCTTCCCGATTGACTACCGCATCCTCCGCAACACAGCAAAGCTAATGGGAGCCAGAAATGAGAATAGAGCGTGACTATCAGCAAATCGTTCGTCTCGCTGGGGTACGTACTGCCGCTGACATGCGCAGGCTATTCGGAACCGGCTGGAAGACCATCAACCGATCGCAGCAGGCCTGGATTCGTAATCTCCTGACTGTATGGGGTGATCACCTTTCCGGTGATGAGTATGAGCGTGGTGAAATCAACGTGCTGGGCAGGCTCATGATGCGCTGTGAATGGAGTGAGCAGAAAGCCAGGCAGATAGAGAGGGTTGTCACAGAGCTTCACTGTGAAGGCTACCGAGGGGAAGAATTACTCCGTAAAGCCCGTGACATCCTGGTCCCACAATCATCAGCCGGCAACATCATCGCTCTCGCCAAAGAATCAGATGATGCTGCCTTCATGGAATCGGTAATCGTGAAAACGTTTGGACGGGATAACCCGATCCGCTCTGTAGCCAGATTACGATACTGCAAATGCAAGAGCGCGCAAAACATCGCTCAGTCGTTAATTTACTTCACCGGCGTAACACCAAAAGAGGCCCGCAATAGAATGGAATGGGCGCAGGATATCCTTGAAGGAGAATTGTATTACGCTGTGAAGCGTGAAATGGAGAAGCAATATTCTGCATTAGCAGCTTAATAGCACGAATAGCTAAAGACATTGGGCAATAAACCTGGCTAAATGCAGCTATGCTCGGGAAGTAAAGCGAACTGAGCGCGGTGATGCTGAAATGAAGCTTCACAAAGAAGCCCTGGCCTTAACGGTTGGGGCTTTTTTATTGCCTAAAATCGGCCATATGAGCCGAATAACGAATTTAATCGGCTCACCAGTTGGTGGGCCTTTTCACGTTTTAGCGCGTCCCGAATCAAATTCAAACCTTTCCTGTGTAGTCGGGACGGCGCTTTTTAAATACAAAAAATCCGCACAGTGGCGGACTTTCTCGGTTGACTACCCCAACGGCAAGGCGGTGCTTTTTCTCTCGACAAGAAAGAGTTTACCCGGACTTGTTCTGTTCAACATTTAGACAATTCTGAAATCGGACAAGTCCCCACTGAGGGGAATTGATATGAAAACTATGGCAGACAAGATAACAACAGCAGCGGCTTACAGCACATCAGGGGCGACCTTCCTTGCGGGAAGCATGTCGCTTAATGAATGGCTGGCTGTCGGTGGCTTCATTCTGGCTGTAGCAACGTTCGCTGTGAATATCTATTTCCAGCGTAAAAGAGACAGGCGTGAAGAACGCCTCAGCGAGCGCAGATGGGGTGTACGCGATGAGTCAGATTATTCAGATCCTCAACTTTGAGGAAGGGTTCAAACCCAGACCTTACATCGACACTGAAGGTTACCCGACAGTTGGCACCGGCTTCCTGATCGGACCAAAGGGCGCTTCACTCAGCAACTACACATTCACGCTGTCAAAAAATGTCTCTGACATCTGGCTGCAGGAACTGGTTGATGACCGCATCGTGAAGATGAAGACAAACCCTTCAATCCTCTCCGCGCTGAAGCAATGCAACCCTGCTCGGGCTGACGTGTTAATCAGCATGGCTTATCAGCTTGGCGTAAATGGCCTGGCTGGATTCAAAAACACGCTGGCAATGATAGCAGCCGGTAACTTTTCGGGTGCAGCGTCAGGAATGATGAACAGCCTGTGGGCAAGGCAAACCCCCGATCGCGCCCAGCGTCATTCTGACGTTATGCGCACCGGTACTTACGACATCTACAAGGGGAAGATATGAAACTGGCCATCTTCACCCTCGTTGTTGTGGTGCTGGTAATTGGCCTGCTGCTGCTTCGAAAGTACAGCTCACTGGAGTTTGTCAGCCATGCAAAATTGCTCTTCAAAACGTGGTCTGTGCGGCTGGCAACGATTGGGGCCGCTATTGGTGTTGGCGTTCAGTCTTTCCCGGATGCCGCGCTACATGCCTGGATGGCTCTGCCGCCAGACATCAAAGGTTATCTCCCCCCAAATATTCTCAGCTTCATCAGTCCGGCGCTGGTCGTGATGGCTGTCCTGGCCCAGTACGTCAGGCAGCCAAAGCTGAAAGACAAGCGTGATGAACTGGAGGGTCAGCAATGACCGAATTCTTCGCATTGTTCACTGGTGGTTGGGGGTGGTTAGCCGGAATTGGCCTGGCGGCCTGTGCGCTAATTGGTAGCTACTTCGGTGGTAAGAAAATTGGCACCACACAGACCCAGGCTAAGGCCGATGTTACAGCAGCTAAGGTTGAGTCCCAGCAGGTAGCTGACGTTGCACAAAAACAGACTCAGAACGCGGAGAAAGCCAACAGTGTTAAAACGAGCAATGCTTCTCTCACTGATAGCGCTAGCCGTGACAAGTTGCGGAAATCGCAATTCAACTCAGACGACTGAAGCGCCAACGAAGACCATCGATTCCCTCTGTACGCAGGACTCACCAATTCACACTCACGGTAAAGATGCTGAACTGATGGATATTCGCACCGTGCGGGCCATCAACGATCACAATGACATCTGGGTGAAGTTGTGCGGAGAACCGAAATGAACCCAATCCGGAAAGCCATTACATGGCTACTCACCAAAGAAGAGACAACCAAAATGACCGATCAAGTTGTAGAAGTGCCAGCAGTAGCCGCAACAGTCGTTGAGCCAACCACTGCCGCAGTAGTCGCAGAGCAAGCATCACCAAGTGAGGCTGATATCCTGCTGAGCAAGGTTAAAGAGCTGCTGGTTAAGCTGGGCCACAACGTCGAGCCGGTATTCGATGAAGTGGTCGCGCTGGCTAAGAAGCTGGTTTAGTCATTACAGAAGCCACTCAATGAATGGCTTCGATAATGATTAATTTTGCTTCACTAAGATTAATCCTAACGGTATGGTATGACCTCACTTTATGAAATGGAGGTTGTGATGTTAGAGAATTATTTTCCGACTGGAAGTGGCATTGAAAAAAAACAGCGACTAATTGCATTGCAAGCAGCATTAGAAATAGCAAAAGCCTCAGTTAGTAAGGGTGCAGCAAGTACCAATCACCACCAAGCCAAGTCTGATATTGAAGATGTAACCCAGAGCATCGAAGGATTAGCAGATGCTTTACAGTCTATATTGAACAAATAAAACATGAATAACCTCCTTCGGGAGGTTTTTTATTTTGTGCTGAAAAATGCATTCACTGAGTTTAACTTTCAGCATAAACACACTGAATCATCGGCTGCCTGTCACGGCATTGCCGAGGGTTAAACATACTCATCCAGCAGGAAACTCTAAATGTCTCGATTAAGCGTCGAAATCATCCATCCGAAGAATGCTGAGGTTAATGGTGTGCTGGCAGAGGTTGAACGCAAATATGCCGGGAAGAAATGCACTCCTGAAACGATCGCTGAGATGGAAAAGGAGGCGGCCCGACTGATTCGCCGACTCATCACCACCCAAGTCACTTATGTAAGAGATTAACTATGGCGCGTCCAACCAAGTACCAGAAGGCGTACGCCGAGCAGGCTCGCAAGCTGTGCTTGATTGGCTACACCGATGATGAACTGGCTGACTTCTTTGAGGTGGACGTTTCCACTATCAACAACTGGAAGAAGGACCACCCAGAGTTTTTCGAGTCCATAAAAAAGGGTAAGAGCGTTGCAGATGGTGAAGTGGCTGCGAAATTGTTCCACCGCGCTACCGGCTATGAGCATCCCGAAGACGACATTCGCGCAGTAGATGGCACGATTGTCATCACCCCAACCGTTAAGCATTACCCGCCTGACACCACAGCAGCCATCTTCTGGCTCAAGAATCGTCAAAGCAAAAAGTGGCGTGACAAGATTGATCATGGCCTCGAGGGGCCAAATGGTCAGGCTCTTGCTGTGCCAATTTTCAACGTGACGTTTGGGAATGAAAATGACAACAGCGATGACGACGGAGATAAAGGCGCTTAGGTTCGCCCCCAAGTTCAAGCCGCTGTTTCAGCCAAAGCGATACAAAACATTCCACGGCGGTCGTGGTGGTGCAAAGTCATGGGCAGCAGCCCGCGCACTGGTCATCATGGCCGCTTCAGGAAAGCTTCGCATACTCTGCACCCGCGAGGTTCAGAACTCGATTAAGGACTCAGTACACAAGCTGTTGAAAGACCAGATCGAGATGCTTGGCTTAAACCCCTGGTTCCGCATCACCAATGAAAGCATCACCAGCGCGTCCGGCAGCGAGTTCCTGTTCAAGGGTCTGCGCTTCGACCCGCTTGGCATCAAATCTACCGAAGGCGTGGACATCTGCTGGGTGGAAGAGGCGCAATCTGTTTCCTCTGACTCATGGGCAATCCTGATCCCCACCATCCGAAAGGAAGGCTCTGAGATTTGGGTAACGTTTAACCCTGGCGAAGAGAGTGACCCGACCTATCAACGTTTCATCGTAACCCCGCCTGACGACAGCATTACCGTTGAGGTGAACTACTACGACAACCCCTATCTGCCGGAAACACTCCGCAAGGAGATGGAGTACTGCAAGCGCGTTGACTATGAGGCGTATGAGCACATCTGGCTGGGCAAGCCTAAGTCCATCGGCGACTCAGTAATATTCCGCAACCGGTACAGGGTAGAGGCTTTCCCGGATGACCTCTGGCAACAAGCCGATCGCCTGTTCTTCGGTGCTGACTTTGGCTTTGCGAATGACCCCAGCACGCTTATCCGCATGTTCATGATTGGCACCCGGCTTTATATCGAATATGAGGCCTACGGTGTCGGCGTCGAGCTGGATGAAATGCCGCAGTTTTACGACTCAATCCCTGACGTGCGCAACTGGCCTATCAAGGGTGATAACTCTCGCCCAGAGACGATCAGCTACATCGGCCGGCAGGGTTTCGGCATTGATGCGGCCGCCAAGTGGAAAGGCAGCGTTGAGGATGGTGTGACCTACCTGAAAGGGTTTGAGGAAATCATTATCCATGAGCGATGTAAGCACACCGCTGACGAATTCCGCCACTACTCCTACAAGGTCGACAAGAAGACCGGCGACATACTGCCGATCATCGTCGACAAGTTTAACCACTGCATTGATGCCATTCGCTACGGCCTGGATGGATACATTACCAGCTCAGACAGCCTCGGCACCTGGGCGCAACTTGGGAAAGGCTGAATATGTCCGAAACAGAAAGCATGTCGCAGCCTGTACCAACGCGTGACAGCTATGAAAACTTTGTTGCCCGCATGGGCACCAATGAGTCCAATCAGTCTGGCGCTGGCACGTACAAGAACAACTGGACATCACGCAACCGCCTTCTGGTAGAGCAGTCCTATCGCTCATCCTGGCTGGTTGGTGCTGGTGTCGACGCTATCCCTGATGACATGACCCGCAAGGGCATCACCATTACCTCAAAGCTGGAAGACGGCCGCAAGAAGCAGCTGGATAACGCCTGGGATGAAATGGGCATCTGGGAAGCACTGAATGACACGCTGAAGTGGGCGCGGCTCTATGGCGGCGCTGTTGGCGTCATCCTGATTGACGGGCAGAACTACTCAACACCTTTGCGCATTGACGCTATCGAGCCTGGGGCATTTAAAGGCGTCATGGTTATGGACCGGTGGATGCTCAATGCAACCACTGAGCGCCGCGTCACGGAGCTTGGCCCTGAATTTGGCATGCCTGAGTTTTACCGAGTTGTGACATCCGCTACCGGCATCCCGCCGTGGAGAATCCATCACTCCAGACTGATCCGCTTCGACGGCATCCCGTTGCCATATCAGCAGCGCCTGACAGAAAACGATTGGGGCATGTCGGTTATTGAGCGTTGCTTCGATCGCCTCCTGGCCTTTGACTCAACAACACAGGGTGTTGCACAGCTCATCTATAAGGCTCACCTGCGCACGTACAGCATTAAGGATTTCCGCAAGCTTCTGGCCTTTGGCAAGGACAACCCAGCCTATAAGGCACTTTTGTCGCACATGGACATGATCCGCCAGTTCCAGAGCAATGAAGGCATGACGCTCATGGACGCTGATGACAAGTTTGAAGCCCACACCTATTCCTATGCCGGATTGAGCGATGTGCTGGCTCAGTTTGGGCAGCAGGTGTCCGGTGCGTTTGGCATCCCTCTGGTGCGCCTGTTTGGGCAGTCTCCGGCGGGGTTCTCCACCGGCGACACTGACCTTTCCAACTATTACGACAACGTGTCGACGCAGCAGGAAAGGAAGCTACGCCGCCCGATCCGCAAACTGTTCGAAGTGCTGCACATGAGCCTGTTTGCTAAGCCACTGCCTGATGACTTCTCTTTCGAGTTTAACGAGCTGTGGCAGACGCCGGACAGTGAGCGCGCAGACACCGCAACGAAAGTCGTGGCAGCAACGGTGCAGGCTGTAGACGCCGGACTGATGACTGAAAAGGCTGGCGCTATGCACCTTCAGGAAACAGCACGCGTAACCGGCCTGGGCGGAACGATAAGCGACGAGGATATTGATAATGCCAGTGACCTCCCGCCGCCGAGCGAGAAAGACCTCGATAACGTCGAAGCCTCCAAACCTGAAGAGGGCGGAAAGGCAGCTACAAACACAGCTACGACAGATAGCCCAGGCAGTCGGAGCAATCGTCGAGGGTTCTTACGATGGATCAAACGATAGCGTCACCGACATCATGGGCCGGCTGGACCGTTACGCCGACCTGATAGAGTCGTGGGCGGAAGCAGTATCCAGCAGCCTGATGAGCACGCTTGAAATCTCTGATGATGCAATGTGGCGCGACAGGTCTGTAGCGATATCAGCAGGCCTTCGCGACATCATGAATAGCGGCACCGGACAGGTTACCCGCAGCATCATTGATGAGCAGGTGAAGCTCTTCAAATCACTCCCCCTTCAGGCTGCCGATCGCGTTTACGACATTCACAACGAGGCCATTGAGGCTGTTGTGACTGGCAAGCGGTCGAGCGAACTGACCAAAGAAATCATGCGCACTGGTGAAGTCACCGAAGCGAGGGCCAGAACAATCGCCCGGACTGAGGTTGGCCGCGCATCTACTGCGCTCACACAGGCCCGCTCAACAGCCATTGGCTCACCTGGCTACATCTGGCGCACCGCTGAGGATGGTGATGTTCGTCACTCTCACGCGCAGATGGAAGGGAAGTATGTGGCGTGGGCCAGCCCGCCAACGCTTGATGGAATGGTCGGTCATGCCGGGCAATTCCCTAACTGTCGTTGTTATCCAGAGGTGGTAATACCGGAGAATTAGCAATGCAATATTTCTACACCTCACGGATCGGCAACAGCCGGTTCGAAATGGCAGACGGTTCACTGCTCTGCAAAGACGTCCCCATCGCACGCACCGGCTCACAGGTATACGACGAAAGCGAACTCCCCGGCATCGAAGGGGATGAAGACGGCGAAATCGTTGTAACCCGTGATGCTGACGAAGTATTCCGGCCTGAAACACTCGCCTCCTTCGAGGGCATGGCCTTCACACTGGGCCACCCGAAAGACATGGTTAATCCGGGAAACTGGAAAGACTACGCGCATGGGCACATTCAGAACGTCCGGCGCGGCACTGGTGACCAGTCAGATTTAATGCTCGGTGACATCCACATCAAAACGGCTGAGGCAATCCAGAAGGTAATGGACGGGCAAGACCAGATTTCGATGGGCTATGACGCGGAGTACGACCAGTCAGCACCCGGCCAGGCGCGACAAAACACAATCATCGGTAACCACTGTGCGAGCGTTCCAAACGGGCGTGCAGGTATTCGCTGTTCAATTGGAGATAGCACATTCATGACTACCAAAAATCAGGGCTGGTTAACCCAGCTGAAACGGGCGATTAAGACTAAGGATGCTGATGGCCTGGCAGATTTAGTTGATAACGCGCCAGCGGAGCTGATCGAACCAAGCCTTGATTTGGCTCGGGCAGTAAACATCACGATTAACCCGGCCCAGCCGTTGCCACCAGAGAAAGAGCTTGGCGGCCTGACGACTGACGAGGGCGGTGAAGGCGGCGCGCAAACTACCAGCGAGCTTGAAGCCAAGGTAGACGCGCTGACTCTGCTGGTTCAGCAGTTGCTCAACCCATCAACCGCGACAACCGACTCTGAAGATGATCCGGATGAGAAGGAAGAGAAAGCCAAGGCCACCACCGACGCTTCTTATCAGCAGGGTGTTATCGCCCGCGCCGAGCTGATCCTTCCGGGTGTGAAGTTGCCTGAAGGTGGCAAGATGGCAGCGTTCAAGCGTTCGACCATGGACGCCGCATTCAAAACGCCAGCAGGTCAGGCGCTGCTTGCCCCTCTGGTTGGTGCGAATCCTGACTTTGCCAAGATGCCTAAGGCGACACTGGACGCGATGTTCGTCTCTGCCAGTGAAATCGCCAAGGCGCGTAACAGTGCCCCGGCAGCAACCCGAAGCCACGGCTTCTACGACTCCGCAAACAAAAACTCTCCGGCAGCGCTGAATAAAGCCTTCGCCGATCACTGGAAAAAATAAGGGATAACCCATGACTGCATATTTGTACCGGATGCCAGTAGGCATTGCCGGGGCTATCTCACGCCCTCAAGACCTGACCACAGAGCCAGTTATCCTGGATGCTGCCAAAGCCTTCAGTGCTTACGGCCTTGTGGGTAAAGACAGCGCAGACGGTAAATTCATTCCGCTGGTCGCTGGTGACGCGGCCACGCTGATCACCGGCCTGTACGTCCGTCCATACCCAACCACGTCGACCCCTGACATGGTTCGTCAGATTGGCACCGCGCTGAGCTTCCCAGGTGACGTGATGAAGCGCGGCTATATGACCGTGAACGTTGGCGGTACCGCTGTAAACCTGACTAAGGGCGCCCCGGTTTATGTTCGTAATGCGAACCCGACCGATGCCAGCCCGCTGGGCTCGATTCTTGGCGCTGCAGTTACCGACGAAACTGTCGTGCTGCCAAACGCTACTTTCACCGGTGCAGGCGATGCCAATGGCAACGCTGAAATCGCTTACAACATCTAAGGGAAAACCAGAATATGTTTACTTTTGACCAAGCCACCGTTGACGGTACTGGCGCTTTCCTGGTTGGTGAGCTTGAGCGCCTGGACCAGACACTGAACATGCCACTGGTTGGATACACCTGGTCGCGCGATATCCAGCTGCGCGAAGATGTGTCGATCGCTGATGACATCAGTTCTTTCACCAACTCTTCCTTTGCCGCGGCGGGTACACCTAACCCGAACGGTAAAAACTGGATCGGCAAAGACTCCACTGCGATCGCTGGCGTTAGCGTTGACATCGCTAAGACCGGCTTCCCGCTGTCCCTGTGGGGCATGGAGCTGGGCTGGACTCTTCCTGAACTGGCTGCGGCCGCACAGGTAGGCCGTCCGCTGGACACCCAGAAGTATGACGGCATGCAACTGAAGTGGAACATGGACACCGATGAACAAGTTTATCGCGGTGATTCCCAACTCGGCGTTAAGGGGCTGTTCAACTACACCGGTGCGGCTATCACCAATGCCGTGAAAACGTGGGCGAACTCTACCAACGCAGAGATTCTGGACTCCATCAACGCATTGCTGACCAGCGCCTGGCTGGCATCCGGTTACACGCTGGTTCCGCGTGACCTGCGCCTGCCTCCAAAAGCGTTTGCTCTGCTGGCGCAGCGTATCGTATCCGATGCTGGCAACCAGTCTCTGCTGACCTATCTGCAGATGAACACGATCGCTTACCACCAGAACGGCGTGCCGCTGAATATCTACGCGGTTAAATGGCTGGAAGGTGCTGGCGTGGGCGGCACCGATCGCATGGTGGCTTACACCAACGATAAGAAATATGTGCGCTTCCCGATGGTTCCCCTGCTGAGCGTTCCGATCCAGTATCGCGGCATCTATCAGATGACCACCTACTACGGCAAGTTGGGCGCAGTTGAGTCTCCATATCCGGAAACTATCGCCTACCTCGACGGGATTTAAGCCCATAAACGGCCCCGCAAGGGGCCATCAGGAGAATCACATGGCTAAGAAAACAATCCGCGTCCACACGCCTTTCACCTTCACCAACGAGGACATCACCAGCCAGCGCTTTGAGACCGGTGAGCATGTTGTCGATGACAAGGTTGCCGATCACTGGTTTGTCACTGCCCACTCTGAGATCACCGGTAAGGCTAAAGCAACTGCCGACACCAAAGAGTTTCAGGCGCAGATCGACAGCCTGACCACTCAGATTGAAGACAAAGACAAAACCATCGGTGAGCATCTGGCGTCCATTTCTGAAAAGGACGCGACCATTGAAGATCTGACCGCGCAGCTTGAAGCACTTAAGGCGCCTGCAGGTGACAAAGATGCCAAGGAACAAAAACCTACCGACGGTAAGTGATTTTCGCCGCGACTTCCCGCAATTCGCTGACACCACCAAATACCCCGATCCAGTAATCCAGTTCCGCATAAACCTTGCCGATACGCTAATCGACGGCTCCGCCATGGGGGATATGTTCCCTTACCTGGTGGAGTTGTTCGTGGCGCATTACATGGTGCTCTACGCGGCTGATTCTGCATCTGGCGCGGTTGGTGGCGCTGGCGGCGCGTCCAGTGGTGTGGTTGCGTCAAAGTCCGTCGATAAGGTCAGCGTGAGCTACGACAACAGCTCGACACTGAATCCTGATGCCGGTTTCTGGAACTACTCCCGCTATGGCGCAGAGTTCTATCAGATGCTGATGCTGTTCGGTTACGGTGGGGTTCAGTTATGAAATCTGGCCTGACGGTACGCTCTGACAATGCTCAGTCAATACTCAACTCCCTGAAGGCTCTCACCCGAAAGGATGTGCTGGTTGGCATCCCTGAAGATGAGAACGCAAGGGATGAGGGTAGTTTTGGCAATGCGGCGATCGGTTACATCAACGAAAACGGTTCGCCTGCCCAGAACATACCACCGCGTCCACACCTGAAGCCTGGCGTTCAGTCAGTCCAGCCACAAACCCTGACTCACCTGAAGAATGCAGCGGTCTCTGCGCTGGAAGGTAATCAGGAATCGGCACTCCGATCACTGGAGTCCGCAGGCACTGTCGCTGCCAATGGCGTTAAGCGCTACATGACCATCACAGGCTTCACGCCGCTGGCCGATGCAACTGTGTCCGCACGTCAGCGGCGTGGTCGAACCGGTGTTAAACCTCTCATCGACACCGGCGAGTACCGAAGAGCCATTACCCACGTTGTGAGGGATAAAGATGCCGACTCTTGATATGACGGATGTACTGCTGTCGCCTGAGTTTCTGGACACCACTCTGATCGTAAAGCGCAACGTGCAGGCAGTTGATGATGATGGATTCGCGACGAACACCACCACATCAACGCCATTTGCTGGCGTGGTTACGGTTGATCGCTCACTTGAAGCCAGGCGCATGCAGGCCGGTCAGGTTATCGGCGGGGCAATCCTCATTGTGACTATTTTCCGGCTGACTAACGGCAATACCGGCATTGATGCCGATATCGTCACCTACCGTGGCCGGGATTACCGCGTGACCTTTGTCGATCCTTACACTGCTTATGGCGCCGGGTTCGTTCAGGCGCATTGTGAGCTTCAGCCGTTCGATGGAGGCCAGAGTGAGCAATGACAGCACTTCTGCCGGATACCTCACCCCGCTTAGCTCCCAGCCTGTTTATGACGAGGCTCTGGAGCGACAGTTAAGCCAGTGGGTTCGCGCTCTGTCTGGATTGCCTGTCGGTATGGTTAAGCCGCGATGGGAGCCAGTCCAGACAGCGCAGCCGGCCGCTGATGTTAACTGGTGTGGATTTGGAGTCACTGACTTTGACGCTGATGCCGGACCTGCATTTGTTCAGCAGGGCGATGACTCCAGTGAGTTATGGCGCCATGAAGTTGTGGAATGCATGGCTTCGTTTTACGGGCCCGGCGGCCAGGGTATCGCCACACAGTTTCGTGACGGCATAAACGTCAATCAGAACAACGACACGCTCAATGCTACCGGGCTATCACTTTTCGATTTCTCAAAGCTAACGCCTTTCCCAGAACTCATAAACAACCAGTGGGTGCGCCGGTACGACATTACGGTTCGCCTGCGCCGCAAAGTTATTCGCGAATACGGCATTAAATCGCTGCTGGACGCGCCCGTTAAATTCTTTGGAGAATAAACCATGGCACAGGGCTTACCTGTATCCAACGTTGTCAGCGTTGATATCATCATGTCGCCGACGGCGGCTACGGGTCGTAACTTCGGCTCATTACTCATTCTCGGGTCGTCCACTGTCATTCCTGTGTCAGAGCGCATCCGCCTTTATACCGGATCTGAAGATATCGGAACCGACTTCGGTGAAGACAGCCCTGAATACCAGGCTGCGCTGGTCTTCTTCTCGCAGTCGCCACAGCCTACCCAGGTATATGTGGGCCGCTGGGCCAAAACGCTTGAAACAGCTGAGAGTGGTTCTGTTGAAACCCTGGCGCAGGCAGTATCAGCAGTACTGCAATTCACCAACTGGTATGGCCTGGGCATTGCTGATGATGAAGCGCTGACGCCAGCAGAGATTACCGCGACTGCTGCTGCAATCCAGGCATCCAGCCTGAGCCGCATTCTGGCGATCACTTCTGACGATTCCGGCATTATTGACCCGGCATCGACCACTGACATTGCTTCAACGCTCAAGGCTGCGAGCTACAGCCGCACCTTTGTGCAGTATTCGACCACAAGCAAATACGCTGCACTGTCTGCATTTGGCCGGGCATTCACCGTCAACTTCACGGGCAGCAACACCACGCTGACACTGAAGTTCAAAACAGAGCCAGGCGTAACGTATGAGACGCTGACCAGTCCTCAGGCTGCTGCGATTGATACGAAGAATGCAAACGTCTTCGTCTACTACGCGAATGACACAGCAATCCTTCAGCAAGGCGTAATGTCCAATGGTGACTTCTTCGATGAGCGCCACGGGCTGGATTGGCTGCAGAACTACGTGCAGACCAACCTGTTCAATCTGCTCTACACCTCAACTACCAAAATTCCGCAGACCGAGCCGGGTATTACAAGGCTTCTGGCAAATGTTGAGCAGTCAATGGATCAGGCAGATACGAATGGACTGACAGCTGCTGGCGTGTGGAATGGTGGCCCGATTGGTCAGCTTGATTCCGGCGACATGCTGACGAAAGGCTATTACGTCTACGCGGCACCGCTTTCAACTCAGGCGCAATCAGACCGAGAAGCCCGTAAAGCCCCACTGATTCAGGTGGCATGCAAACTGGCTGGCGCGGTTCATTACGCCGATGTCCAAATTAATGTTGTCCGCTAAGGGGATATAAATGGCTACTTACAGCTTTATGGATGTATCTGCGTCCATGGTTGGCCCTACCGGATCGCTTGATTTGGGCTACGGCGCTGCAAACTCAGAGGAAGGTATCACGGTCACTATGGTGGAAAACAAAAACACCATGACCGTTGGTGCTGATGGCGAAGTGATGCACAGCCTGGCGGCAGGAAAGGCAGGAACGGTTACCGTCAACCTGCTGAAAACCTCGCCGATGAACAAAAAGCTTTCGCTGATGTATAACGCGCAAAGCCAGTCATCTGCCACCTGGGGGAATAACGTGTTCGTTATCCGTAACCATGCCTCTGGTGATATCACCACCATTCGCGCCGCTGCATTCCAGAAGCAGCCAGACTGGAACAACCCGAAGGTTGCCGGAATGGTTGCGTGGGTGTTTGACGGCGGCAAAGTTGACCAGGTTCTCGGGGAGTTTTAATCGATGGAATTTGAAATCAAGAATCACCAGTACCGCACTGCAAAGCTCGATGTTTTCTCCCAACTGAAAGTATCCAGAAAGCTGATGCCGGTTCTGGCTGGCCTGTTGTCAGAGTTTGGTAGCCTCAAAGAGATGATGCCGAAGAAGGCCGCTGGCGACGATACGCCACCGTCATTCGAACAGCTTCAACCACTTTTCGATAAGGTGTTGCCGAAAATCGCAGACACCATCGCCGATCTGAGTGAAGAGGATACCAACGCGATCATCTATCCATGCCTGTCTGTTGTATCTCGTCAGCATGGCAAGGGATGGACGCCGGTATTCAGTCAGGGGGAGCTGATGTTTGATGACATTGACCTGATGAGCATGCTGCAGATGGTTGGTCGCGTGGTGGGTGACAGCCTGGGAAATTTTTTGCCAGAACTCCCCGCGAGCGGGACGGACAACCTGCCAGCGGCCTGATACTTGATAGCCTGCCTGATGGTGAGGACTTCCTGATGCGCCCGGTTGACGCCGGGTACATCGGGTATTCAGCGCTTAAAGATGGCTCCGTCGACCTGGCTGACATTGCCCGTATGAACGACTGGCTGGACCTCAAGGCCGACAACGATTACCGAATTGAGAAGTGGAGACAGGATCAATGAATGCTGAGACTATCAAGGATTTTCTGGTAAGCCTCGGCTTTCAGGTTGATGAAGCTGGCTCCCGTAAGTTCGAATCAGTCCTGGCCGGCACAACATTGCAGGCTGTGAAAATGGGCGTGGCCGTTGAGGCTGCTGCCCTGTCAGTTGTGGCCTTCACTGCCAAAATTGCCAGCGGCCTGGATAACCTGTATTGGGCATCTCAGCGCACCGGCGCAACGGTTGCGGGCATTCAGCAGATCGGATACGCCGCCTCTCAAATGGGGGGCAGTGTTGAAGCTGCCAGGGGGTCACTGGAAAGCCTATCACGCTTCATGCGCAATAACCCAGGCGCTGAAGGCTTCCTGAATCGTCTGGGCGTGCAAACGCGTGACGTCAAGGGAAACATGAGGGATATGGCTTCCGTCTTCACAGGCGTGGGCCAGAAGCTCAGCGGCATGCCGTATTACCGTGCGAATCAATATGCCCAGATGTTGGGTATAGATGAAAACACCCTCATGGCAATGCGCAGGGGGATGGGTAATTTCAGCGCGCAGTATTCGCAGATGGCGAAGGCGATCGGCTATAACGCTGACGCCGCCGCAGTAAGCTCCAACAAGTTCATGACGTCACTGCGCTCTTTCGGCCAGATGGCGGGCATGGCGCGTGACAAAATCGGTTCAAACCTGGCTGACGGTCTGGCCGGGTCGCTGGATAAACTGCGAAAGCAAATCCTCGACAACTTCCCAAAAATAGAACAGACGATCACTCGCGGCATTCGCGGGCTGCTGGCGCTGGCTGATGTGATTGGCCGGGTTATCTATCGCCTCATTCAGGCGGCTGGAGACATCCGGGAATGGTGGAGTGGTCTGGATAAAGGCACTCAGCAACTCATTGAAACCTTTGGCGCGCTCATCCTCGCCTGGAAGTTGCTGAACAGTGCTTTCCTGACATCTCCTATCGGAATCATCCTCACTCTTGGCGTGGCGATACTCGGTCTGTATGACGACTACAAAACGTGGAAAGAAGGCGGAAAATCCCTTATTGACTGGGGCAAGTGGAAGCCAGAGATTGATTCTGCACTGAATGGCATCGATAAGTTGTGGACCGGTGTTAAGCGTCTTAAAGACGAAATCCTGGAGCTGTTCGGCATTGATCCCAAGGTGTGGTCGATTAAGTTTGAGTTCGACAGCCTGAAGAAGCAGTTCGGTGAATTGAGCAAGATGCTGGACACCATAGGCCAGCTGATCAAAGCCATTGATGACGGCAGATGGTCGGATGCAGCCAGCCTGGCTAAACAACTGTTGAACCAGGGCGGCAATCAGCCAGATGCATTACCCGGCGTGACATCAAGCGCCAACAGCGCAGCGGAGTGGATTAAGAGCAAAACTGGCTTTGACCCTCGCAGCGTTGGGCAGTCGATCATGGGTGGGGGTAACCTTCCCGATCGCAACAACAACCCTGGCAACATTCGGCCAGTCGGCCGCAGTGGGTTCCGGTCCTTTGGTAGTGCGATGGAGGGTTGGTCTGCTATGCGCAACCAGCTAATGCGCTACTTCACCGGTAAAACTACTGGTCGGGCGCTGAAGACCATCACAGATATCGTGTCGACCTGGGCTCCTTCAAGTGAGAATGATACCGGGAAATATATTGGCGACATCTCTAAATGGATGGGTGTTTCTCCTGACGCCGCTCTGAATCTGAATAACCCTCAGACCATGACTTCGCTGATGCAGTCTATGGCGAGAAAGGAAGGCTTCTCCAACTGGAATAGCCCGGTGGCTGGGCAGGCTGCAGGTGCTGTGGTGAATCAGGAAACCAATATTCACATTCATGGTGTTTCCGACCCGGCAGCAGCCGGTGGCGCAGTCGCCGACCGCCAGACTGGCGTTAACTCCCGACTGACTCAATCACTCGCAACAGGGCCGCGCTGATGGATATCATTTCTACGCTGTTTTCTCAGCAGAGCAGGAAAATAGGCCTGATTATTCCGGACGTGGTGATTTCAGAGAAACACAGCGACACGCTGGAAATCACTGAACACCCTACAGAGGATAAAGCGCCGATAGCCGATCACGCTTTTAAGCGACCCTCTGAGCTGGTGATGGAAGTTGGCTTTGCGGGCGGAGGTTCGCTGCTGGACCTGCTGGACACAACATCATTCGGCGTTGGGCTGGGGTTGAGCCCAAAGGAAACCTATCAGCAGTTGCTGGATTTGCAGGAAAGCCGCGTGCCGTTCGATGTGGTGACCGGTAAGCGAATTTACAGCAACATGCTCATCCGCGTCATTGATGTAACAACCGACAGGACTTCTGAAAACGTGCTGATGGCCTCCCTTGTTATGAGACAGGTGATTATCTCTAAAACACAGAGCGTGTCAGTTGCTGATAAGTCAGATATGACAACCGGTGCCAGCACATCAGCCGTTCAGAACACCGGCACCAAGTCGGTTAAAACCGTCAATAACTCTGCCCTTTATACCCTGGCTTCTTCAATTGGGATCGCTCCATGAATATTACGGAAATACCGTTGTCACCGGATAATCAGCAATTCAACATTCTGGTCAGCAACGTCACGTATAAAATCTGTATGGTATGGCGTGATGAGGCTGGCTGGGTGGTGGACCTGCAGGATAGTGGCGGGGCGGATATCATTGCTGGCATCCCCCTGGTGACAGGAATTGACCTGCTTTACCAGTTTGCCTACCTCGGCCTTGGCTTCTCCCTGTTATGCCTGTGTGATGCTGACACGCAGGAGTATCCATCCAAAACCGATCTGGGTTCCGGTAGCCACCTTTACGTTATTACGGAGTGACCATGAGCCAGAACTGGATGCGTCACTTTGAGCTGTTGCTCACCGATGATAATGGTCAGGGTATCAGCCTGTCTGACTTCAAGGTGACGTTTAATATTGAGTGGACCAATACCCTGTGGCCGCGCGTGGCTCTGGTGAAAATCTATAACCTGTCGAAGGATACGAACAGCCGGATTCTCGGTAGTGAGTTTTCGAAGATAAAGATTATCGCTGGCTATGATGGCCTGGCCACAGCTGTTGATGCGAGTCAGGTTGGCGTGGTGCGGAATGTTGATGCTTCGAAAGTCGGCCAGTCTGACGGTCAGAACTTCGGGGAAATCTTTAATGGGGAAATACGGTTTACGATCACCGGCCGCGATAACCCCACTGACACCTTTATCCTGATTCAGGCTATTGACGGTCACCAGGCGTTTGAGAAAGCGCAGATGGTGACGTCTATCGCTGCCGGTTACACCGTGGCTGATCTGCATGCGGCGACCATGAAGAGCTTCGCGCCGTTCGGGGTGACTCAGGGTATCACCGGGGCAATGCCGGACACTGTATTCCCGCGGGGGCGGGTAATGTACGGCATGAGCCGGGATGTGATGAGTAACGTCGCGGATCAGTGCGGGGCCAACTGGCAGTTTGTCGATGGGCAGGCGCAGATGGTGCCGACGGATAAATACATCCATGAGGCGATCGTACTGAACAGCGGCACTGGCCTTGTTGGGATGCCTCAGCAGACGATGGGTGCAGGCGTTAATGTTCGCTGCCTGATTAACCCCAACATCCGTGTCAATGGCCTGATTGAGTTGGATCAGGCTTCAGTGTACCGGTCATCGCTATCTTCAAGTGAGGTTCAGGCGTTGCCCGGGCGCGCAACGGAAACAGACAGTAATGGCAATCTGACCGTGAGTGGAACACTGCAACAGCCCGCAAGTATTGCGACCGATGGCGTGTATATCGTGCAATCCATAAGCTATAATGGCGACACAAGAGGGCAGGCGTGGTACATGGATTTGATGTGTGGCGCGCGTGGGGCTAAGGATTTGCAGTCGGCAAGCACATTGAATAGGAGTGCTGGATAATTATGAAGGGTGCTGTCCTAATACTTTCAGTTTTTATATTTTCATCCTCAGTTTTTGCTGACAATCAGGCAAAGCCATTGATGCAGTGCGGACCATTCACGCTGTCTTCAAGCAATGATGGATTTATGCACATCAATGATATTCGTCCTGTAAGCCAAAAATTTAGGTTTCTCGCAGAGCAGGATGATTATAAGAACGTATCGTATCAATGGATGGTTCCACGCAATGACTATCCTGGATTCTATGGTATGGACTTCATTAAGCTTAAGGGGAAGGCGATACTGAATGTCGAAGCAATTCGCAGCAACATGGATCAGCCCAGACTGTTTGGCACCTATGACTGCGTGAAGGTTAATTAGCAAATGAAACTATGTGCAATTTTAATTTATTTGTTCTCACTTTCGGCCATTGCGGCATCGCCTGTACATTTCACTTGCGAGAAAAATAATTTCATAATTTATGAGAATGCATCTACCACTGAGCACGCAGTGATAATAAACGACGAGTTGACAGAAAATGTCAAAGTTGACGAATTTCCTTATGGGGATTTGGGTGACTCGATAGTCATAACTTTCGATGTGTGGGGAGCGAATGGTGGAATGCACAATCACTACACAACAATTTTCCCAGAAGATGGAAAGGGCATTAAACAAGTTGTGCAGTTATTAGATGCTGACAATAGACCAAGGGGAGACGCGATAATAAAAAAATGCTCTCCCACAAAAAATCTTTAACAGTAAATCAATTAACATTATGAACCCGCTTCGGCGGGTTTTTTATTGGAGCAAATATGCCAGTTTCCCAACAAGCGCAGGCTGGCGGTCAGCAGCAGGCATTCGACGCTTTAGCCAAATCAATCTTCTCCATGATGCGCGTGTCGATGCCCGGCATCATCCAGTCCTTTGACCCGATCGCCGTAACCTGCACTGTTCAGCCTGCCATTAAAGGAGCAGTGCCTGATGATGACGGAAACTACACATCAGCCAACATGCCGCTCCTGATGGATGTCCCGGTGGTATTTCCGCGCGGAGGTGGCTGCACGATCACATTCCCTATCAAAGAGGGCGATGAGTGCCTGGTGGTATTCAGCGATCGGTGTATCGATTTCTGGTGGCAGAACGGCGGCGTGCAGGAGCCAGTAGACCCGCGCCAGCATGACCTTTCCGATGCATTCGCATTTGTCGGCCCACAGTCTCAGGCAGAGAAAATCAGCAACATCAGCACCACTACTCTGCAGATGCGGACTGATGACGGGGCTGCTTATATTGAGCTGGACCCGAACAGTAAACAGGTGAACATCGTGGCGCCGGGTGGAATGAACGTAACTACCCCGATGGCGAAGTTCAGCAATGCAGTGACCATCACAGGAATGCTTACCTGGCTGGGCGGAATGACCGGCAGCCTGGCGACAGGTGTGGCAGCGAAAATAACGGGCGCGATTCAGTTCTTCGGCACGCTTACGTCCAACGGTAAGGACATCAGCGACCAGCATACCCATAACGGCGTGCAGACTGGCTCTGGCAACTCAGGCAAGGTGAACTGATGCGATACAGACGCGAAGACTCGGATGGTGATTACACCTTTGGTCAGGGTGATAACACCTGGCTAATTAACTCTCCGGAGTGTGTGGCGCAGGCCGTCAAAACTCGCTTTGAGCTTTGGTACAAGCAATGGTTCCTCGACCTGACCAAGGGCATGCAGTGGCGCGAGGCTGTGCTGGGTAAGCAGAAGCCAGAAGTCTACAACCTAGCCATCAGGCAATACATCCTGCAAACGCAGGGAGTGAACTCGATCACTGCCTTCGATTCAAACCTCAATACCTCATCACGCCGGGTAATTTTCACGGCGACCATCGACACCATTTACGGAACGACGACCGTCACAAGCGAGGCATAAATGGCTTTGAACCTCGATACGCTGGGGTTATCGGCAACGATAACCGCCCAGGGGATCAGTGCGCCCGATTACCAGACAATCCTCAGCACCATCACCAGCTACTTCCAGCAGATTTACGGCACTGATGCTTATCTTGAACCGGATAGCAAAGATGGTCAGATGGTCGCACTGGTATCTCTGGCAATCCACGATGCTAATAACACGGCCATAGCCTGCTATAACTCGTTTTCACCTTCTTCAGGTATGACCGATGCGCTGACCCGCAATGTGAAAATTAATGGCATAGCGCGCAAAGGTGCGACGAATTCCACGGTAGATGTGACGCTGAGCGCGTCAACAGTGGTTACAGTCACCAATGGCTCAGTGAAGGACCAGAACAACGTGATCTGGAATCTTCCCGCCAGTGTGACCATACCTCTGGCTGGCATCACTGTAACCGCAACATGTGCCACATCTGGCCCGGTCGCTGCGGTCATCGGATCAGTTAACCAGATCAACACGCCAACACGCGGATGGACGGCAGTGACAAATGCCACTGCGGCCACAGTTGGCAGTGCGGCAGAGACCGATGCTCAGCTTCGCTTGAGGCAGACACAGAGCGTGGCATTGCCATCCCTGACACCGTTCGATGCGGTTGATGGTGCACTGGCTAACGTTACTGGCGTGACGCGCCACAAGCTTTACGAGAACGATACTGGATCAGTCGATAGCAACGGCCTGCCGGCTCACTCCATTGCTGCGATTGTGGATGGTGGTGACGCAGATGTTATTGCGCAAACAATTCGCGGCAAAAAAGGCCAGGGCGTTTCCACCTATGGCTCAACGGCAATTGTCGTCAGCGACACATACGGCAATCCACACACTATCAATTTCTCTCGCTCAACCAACGTGCCAGTTTATGTGGCAATAACTATCAAGGCCTTCGCTGGATACACAACGCAGGTTGGAGAGGACATCAAGGCGGCCATCGCTGCCTATATCAACTCACTGACCATTGGAGATGATGTTCTGCTAAGCCGGATTTACTCACCGGCTAACCTCGGCGTTGTAAGCGGTGGGGCCAGCCGGTATTACGACATTACCAACCTTCAGATTGGCAAGTCATCCGGTACGGTTGCTGCGTCAAATATCGACATTGCATTCAATGAATCCGCTTCATGCACAACCTCGAACATCACCATCACGGTGACGTCATGAGTAAATACACAGACCTGATTACCAACTATCACAGGGGAAAGCCCCTGTTTGTCGATCACATTGACCTTTCAACCAGACCATTTACTGACACCGGAACCGCGCTGGCGGCGCTTATTTCAGCATTCGATATTGATGATGCTGTCGGCGTGCAACTGGACGTTTTAGGTGAATGGATCGGCAGAACGCGCATCGTTAGCCAGCCTATCGCAGGGGTTTATTTTTCATTCGATACAGACGCGCTGGGATGGGATCAAGGCGTCTGGCAGGGGCCGTTTGATCCGGATGCAGGTTTCACCAGCCTGAGTGATGACACTTACCGAATCGTATTGAAGGCAAAAATAGCCATAAATAACTGGAATGGGCAAAACGATACGCTTCCGCCGATTCTCGAAACAGCGCTGGAAGGTTCTGGCCTTAAGATGCAGATCGTTGATAACCAGGACATGACGATTTCGATATGGGTATTCCCTGAAGAAGATATCAGCCAGGTTTCATTAGAACTGCTTGCCGCGATTCGCCAGGGATATCTCACCGTGAAAGCCGCGGGAGTTTGGGCCGGCAACATCCAAACACCTTCAATTGAAACCCCATCAGTCGGAAACCGATTTTTTGGTTTCGACATGGATAACGAATACATCGCCGGATTTGATACTGGCGCTTGGGAGAAAGCACTTTAATGGCTACCAACAATTTTAAAGCATTTGGTATTGGCGCTGGGGCGAACGTAACCAGCCAAACTGACTATGAAGCTCTGGCAGCTTTATTGACGGGCTTCCAGTCGGGTAAAGCATCATCTGCACAAATCAATAAAGCCATTCGTCAATCGACGGTTATGGCCAATGTACTGGCTCAATTCATCTCGGATAGTGCGTCTGTAGACGTTCTGGATAACGGAGTTCCAGCAACAATTCTTTCGAATCTTAAGTTGGGCATGACAAATTTAACTCCGGGCAGATTGCTGGGGCCACCAAAAACCATTACATCCAGTGGAATCTATACCCCCTCGCCTGGAGCAAAATCAATCCTTGTTGAGTGCATCGGCGGTGGTGGTGGAGGCGGTGGCCTACTTGCCCCAGGAACTGGTGGTCACTCAGTAACGGGTGGTGGTGGCGGGGGCGGGTATGCCCTCTCTTCGATTACCTCACTTGCAGCAAGTTACAGCGTGACCATAGGTGCTTCAGGTTCCGGTGGCACAGCAGGAAATGCTGGCGGTAACGGAGGCATAACATCGTTCGGTACTCTATGTGTCGCTGCAGGTGGTGGTGGTGGTAATGCAAATATAACAACTGATCCAACGACCACTGCCATTGTTTCTATCGCTGGAATTCCAGGCGTGGGGACCACAGGGAATGTCTTAATTAGCGGTGGTGAACGTGGGGAGGCGGGTATTGGTACAGCAAATGGGAACCTAGGTGGATCAGGAGGAAGCTCCAGGGCTGGTAGGGGTGGGGTCAGGGTAGGCGCCTCCTCTGGAAGTGCCAGTAATGGTTCTGCGGGATTAGGTTTTGGCTCAGGTGGGTCTGGTGCGGCGGCAGCGGCAACAACCACTGGAGCAGTTGGTGGAGCAGGAACAAGCGGAGTTATCATTGTCTGGGAGTATTCGTAATGTCTGATGTTTATGCAGTAGTAGTTAATGGTGTTGTCGTGAACACCATCATTTGGGATGGGGAAAGTGATTGGGTAGCTTTAGAGGGGGAAGCGGTATTTGCAGATTCATCTGTCAGTATTGGCTACCTATATGCTGATGGTAAGTTTACCACGCCGCCACTAACTGCCGAGGAAACTGATATTGCCAACAAAATAAAAATACAGAATAATGTCACGACAAAGTCTTCATTAATGGATTCCGCAACTCAGACTATTGGCACTCTCCAGGATGCAGTAGATCTGGAAATGGCAACAGATGCAGAAACTGCAGCGCTGCCCCTGTGGAAGAAATACCGCGTACTACTTAGCCGAATCGATACCAGCACAACTGATGACATCGTTTGGCCCGTCATGCCATCATAAGAATGACCCCGGCGAGTCCGGGGCCTTCCCCTCACCGCCCCTCCATCACAAAGCAAATAACCACCTAACAAACTTGTAATCAGAACTTATAACGATATAATCAGTAAATAATATTTAACTGTGAAAGTGTTTATGTTAAACAATAGGGTGTTGTATTTAGATCTAGCAAAGGTTGTATCAATATTTTTTGTGATCGTTAATCACACGAATAGCAGAATATTCCTTTCATTGCAGCCATCCTTTGCATGGTTCTCATCACTTTCCTATTTTAACCTATCAAGAATTGCTGTCCCAATATTCATCATGGCAACGGGCGCATTGCTACTGGGTAGGGACGAGCCTTACGGTAAGCACTTGAAAAGATTTTGGCGCGCATTTATTGTGCTTTGCGCCTTCTCTTTTTATTATTATCAGGCTGGTGATTTGCACTTCATCAGCTTCTCAGACTTGCAGTCGACCATAAGATACATAATAGAAAAACCAACAAGCAATGCTCTTTGGTACATGTACCTGTACATAGGTATTGTTGCTGTAATGCCGTTCCTTCAACGAATGACATCAGCCATGAGCAGAAGAGATGTTGAGGTGCTGATTTTGTTGGCTCTCGGAGTTGCAGGGGTTATGTCACTTATCGGTCATCTGTTCAAGATTAGCCTTTATGATAGAACTAATTTTACAATATACTGCTACCCGGTAGGATTCCTTTTTGCTGGGTACTATATAAATAAATATATCACAATAGATAGATATGTATTCAGGTTGTTATTAATAGCACTGGTTTTATCAGTAATGATGTCAACTTTATTTACATATATTGAATTTAATAAAGGTTATAATTATTCTCTATACTGGAGTTACCTCGGGTCATTGACTGTTTCAATAGCAAGCCTTTCGTTTTTCTGTGTTTTTAAATTCTTGTCATCCAGTAATAAAATACAATTGCGAGGAGATTTAATTAGCTCACTGTCAGGATGTGTATTTGGAGTTTATCTTATTTCTGACATGGTCATGATAAAGACTACTGATTACTATATCTCCCTTTCAGAGAAAATCACCCCTTTCTTTGCTTGCTTAATCTGGCAGATATCGATTGCCTTGATATCATTTGCAATCATCTTCTTGGCAAAAAAAATAAAGTTCATTAGACGCTACATATAAATATTAATGCACCAACTCTGACCTCAATAGCTCAATGCGCTCCTGTTTAGGGGCGCGACATCTCCAGTGCAATTAAATACTCAACCCCTTCAAGATCATACCAGCCACACCGAAAAATCCCCTTGATAGCCCACGCCGATCAATATTACTGTATATAAATACAGTATTCGATTGGAGGCCACCATGCCACGCAGAGACGACATAGCAACAGCATTCAGAGCAAGCATCAGGATAGCGCCGAACGGCAAGCGCACGGTGACAACGGTCGACTTCGTGGAGCACCTCGCGAAAATGAACCACGATTTCACCCTGGCTGAAGCCAACCGGTGGATTGAGCACTATCAGGGCTGCTTCCGCGACATCTCGACTGAAGAGGGTGAGCGCCGGATGTTCCACCTGTTCAATCCAAACAACGGGGGCCACTGATATGGGATTTCCATCACCGGCACAGGACTACGTAGAATCGCGGATCGACCTGAACGAGATATGCCAGGTACGGCCAACCGTGAGCCTCTTCGAGATTGACGGCGTTATTCATCTGCTGGATTCGGGCGCTAGTCCTTGTTCAGGGGATATGCTCTGTTTCGAGCTGTACGGCGAGAGGGCGGTAGGTAAGCTGATGGGGCAGTCAATCATCACCTGTGACGGTGAAGCGCTTGAGGCGGCTGCTATGGAGGATATCGTGGTGCTGGGTAAGGTGACCTTCATGGTTTCGAACTACCACGAAGACAGCCGGCCGATTATCTAATGGGACAACTATGGGACAAAAAATTGCCGCAATCTTACTTCCTCTGCGCTAACAGATTGGTAAAACATTGCGGCAATGCTCTGTTGGTGCGTGCTTTGAACTATCCCTTTGCTAGCTCTATTTTTTCTACCATTGCATTATGAATATGCA